ATCACCTAAAACGGCGTAGTCTTCAAATCAGCTTTTATTACCACAGCGTGATGAAGCAAATTGCATCATTGCGTGATGGGTAATAGCAAGCATAGCCCACGAAGATAAGGCTCCCATTGGCTGACCTACAGCGTAATGTACATTTGCTGAATAATGAGGTTTACCGTTAATTTTATTAACAGTAAATTCTTCTTTATTGACAAAGTACTCACGTTCAGTAGAATCAGCAACAAGATTGTAAGAACGTCCCACAAGAAGGTCCGCCCAGGCTCTAGCAAAAAGCTTAGAGTCCGGGACATGACCTTCAAGGAGTTCTTCTAAAATAACAATCTGTAACTCAATGGGTAACCGATCTGTTGCGGCGCTAAGATCAATTGAAGACAGCTGACCTTTCAAATTCTTTTCATAAATAGATTGCAACCTATAAATAGGTCTCATCTGGTCGAAAGTCCCATCTTGAGGTATCTGTTTTAAAATTTTAAACAGTCACTCATGGAGGGGACTTAACAGCCATTGAGTTCAAGCATCAACCATCGCAAACACTCTAATCTTCCCGGCCGGCTCAGGTTTCAACCCGAGCTTACCGAGTGGTAAAGAGCGTATCTCAGGAGGAAGAAATAAATCTAACTCCTTATGACAAGCCATGGCAATGCTTTGCAATCTTCCCATGAAAGAAGAGGTCTTAGGTAATTGACCAGCTATTAGCTTTAAAGCTGATTGTAGCCTCTCGTTCCCTCCCCTTACAAGGAGGGCGCGGGCAGCTAGAATCAAGGCTTTAGCAGAACTGTTAGTGAAGGCTGTTTCAAATTTATTGGACGGGTCCATCTTAGAGATGGGACCTGACTTTAAAACAGGAAACAGACGGGGAGAAGTCAGAGAAGGAACCTTTACAAGTTTAGACAAATTTGGCTTGAATTCATTTTTTATGAACTTTCGCCAAACAGGAAGAAAGGCCTGAATCTCAACGCCTGGATCGGTAATAGTCTTGAGGGAAAGAGTTCCCTTAAATTCTAAAATACGATACAGGCCTAAGAGGGTCATCCAAAGCTTAATACTTTGGATGTCTCTCTTTTGAGAAATCATAGCCCTAACTCCTGCCGGAATTATCAAAGGAACGCCTGAACGATTTCGTTTGGGCCGGACCTTTAATTCCGATAAGTCAGCGACCCGGTAACCTCCAACAGATTGCTGGAGTAGTACCTGGGACGCCTTTAAATAGAGAACAAGACCCTTTAAACCACTATGTTTAGCTATTCGGTAACACCGAAAGCTAAAAGCCGACACCTGTCTCACGACAGATTTGGATGAACGAGGACGCACTCCGCGGACTAACTTTAACAGTAGTCCAATGAGTGCGCGACCTTTATTTCTAAAGATCAGACCGTTAATGGTCTTGATTTTTGTAGAAATGAGACCTTGGAGCGTATTCATACGATCCGAGATCTCACTTCCTAAAACTTTCATGCTTGATCGAGATGCCAAGTTCACTCTTTTTGAATTAAAATTCATAAGGAGGTAACTGGGTTGCTATATATAGCTTTCTTAATCAAGATTCCTGTTATGCACAGGACCCAACCGTAGAGATTACTCTCTACTTGCCTATGGCGGTTAAGCCGACCAGGCTGGGGGAAGCTTACCCTTGCAAACTATAAAATAGTGAGCTTACTAAGGGTACTTAGGAAGAACAAAACCAAAATCCAATAACCTCTCTTTCCCTGTAAAGGGGGAGTAGGTCCTCGATAAGAGGTGGTAAGGTTGGTAGGAATTGTGGATAGGAATAAACCCCCTATCCCCTTCACTACTACCTTTCGCGTAAGCGATATCTTGGCGCGCGGGACTTCATGTCAAGCAACTCAGATGCACAAGGCAAACGAGCCACAAGGGCAAGAAGCTAACAAGCTTTTTGTTAAGTCTCTTTTTACAGAGAC